TTTGGTACTGCTGCAGGGAGTACATTATGCGCTGTTTTGCGACGAGTATCAATAGTTGGTGTATATGAGTACTATAAGAAAAAACAACTTAACATACCATATGCATTAATTCTCATGGTAGTATGTACTATTTTTGAATGGATTGGTGCTAAATATAATCACCTTTTAAAGGATAAAACATTAAAAAAAATACTTGCAGTATATTTGTATATTGTTGGTTCGTATATGTTATATAGTTCTTTTAAATAATCTATTTATCTAATTTAACATTCTCTCCTACTTTTCTTTTAATATTTTTAAGATTTTTATCATCATTTGGTTGCATTGTTTGAGTAACTAATTTAAAATATTCATCTCGTTTAAGATCACAATCCATAAAATCTGGATTTTGTTCCGTCCATTTTTTTATAGTTTCTATTTGTTTCTTACTAATTTTTTCGATAGAACTATCTATCTTTTCATTATTATTATCTCTAGTCCATTCATCATCATTTTTTACATAAAATTGCAAACGTTTTTGATCCGAACAATGTATAGGTCTTTCAGTAACATCCATATCATTTAAGCTTTTTATAAAAACATTTGAAATACCCTTAGTATATCCATTATCTCGCGTATATTGCAAATCTTCCAGTGTAAATTTTATTTTTTGAATAAAATCTTCTAAATTCATAGCATTCTTGCATTTTTCATTTAAAAACATATTTATGTTAAACTGATTGTTATTTGTATTATTATTTGTAATATTTGTAACGTTCATTTCCAAATTATTTAATTTGTCACGCAACACTTTATTTTCATGAGCGATGTTCTGATTCTCTTTTAAAATAGCTTTTAATAAAACCTCTACATTATTGTTGGGAACTATATCAGTTACTTCTTCATCGTTTTTATCTACATGGTTGGTGTAAATACATTTAATCTTATGTTTTGACAAACTTGAAGCATGTTTGTAAGATTTTCCACATTCACAGTAAAATTTTGAATGACTAATTTTGGCTAATTTTTTGGCTAATTTGGCTAACTGACTGGGATCATTGTTACAGTTTTTTTTATGATTAAAAAGAGACTGTCTATGCTTATATTTTTTTCCACATGTTTCGCAGTAAAAATGTGGTGGGATTTTTTTTGCAGTATCTGCGTCAGTCATTGTAAGTCTTAAATGTTTTGTAGTGGATAAATGTTTATTAAAATCTTTTTTACTGTTACTAAAGTAGTAGCAGGAGATACAAGAATATTTTTTCGTTTTTAAAATTTGGGGATTTTTTGGGGATTTTTTCATTTATATAAATACTTACACAAAAATCCCTAAATTAATTATTATAAAAATATTCAAAAAAAACTTATGTAGGTAAGTATTTTTAATTATATATTATTTACTCCCTACATTATTGTAGAAAAATGTAAAAAAATGTAACTTTTTTAATAGATTCTTTTGTTCAAAAATAAAAAATGGACATTTTAAAAATGTCCAAAAAATTTTTTTTCAAGAATCTTTTTTTAATTTTTTTACACTTTTTTACATCCTTACCATAATATTCTAATTACTCACCCAATCCCAAACGATATAGCGTTTGAAAGATCCATCATCAGTTGTTTCTTTTGTTAAAAAATCCGAAGGTGGAGGAAAATCTAGTGTCAACAATGGAATTTTTATTATTTTTTCATGAAAATAATATATGGATTTTAATCCTGGATAACTATACGAAGACTTTTCGACTTTTTTAACATTTGTTTTTGACTCACTTAAAAATTCTACATTATTACTATATTTCTCACCTAGTTCTTCTTTAACCCCACGTATTATTGCATTTGTTACATTTTCGTTTGTATCCATTTTTTCACTTAAAACTTCATTTCCTCTCACTTTTATAACATTCATATTTTCATCTAAATGTTCTTTTTCTCTTAATTTATATTGACCATCATTACTTAAAATTACAGCATTAGCAACATTTACTACTCGAAATAATGTATTATTTTCTTCTTTAATGATACTATCGCCATTTTTGATTTCTTTAAAAAGTTGTTCTACTGTTTTATTTTTAAATTCATCACTCCATTTTGATAAATCAATATTATAGCTTTTTAATTTATTTTTTAGAGCATCTGCATTTACTGGATTAAATTTATTACCACCTTTTTTATTAGATAACGTTTTTCTTTTCCTAGTTCTTCTCTTTTTGTATTTATTTTTATTTCTACTTTTTTTTACTCTACTACGTTTACATGACTTGCATCTTTTTCTTTTATTCTTAGCAACCATAATTTATTATATAATAAATTTACATAAAATTTTTATTATATAATATAGAAGTATGCAACATACGCCTAGATTATTGTTTGAATTAGAGGAGCTTAGATCTTTACACGGTATGATAATCGAAGAGGAGAAAGCAATAACTATATACATTCCAATAGAGTTTGATAGAAGTATTGTTGTAAAACAACAATTATTAAATATTGAACCATTAATAACTATTAAAATAGATTATTTATTCCCTTTTTCAATTCCTGATGTAAAATATTTTGATAAAGATATACAAAAAATTTATAAGGTTCATTTGGTAAATGAACTCAAGGAACTAAATGAATCATCAAAACAATGTTTGATTTGTAATAAAAAACATTGTATAGGGTGTGTATGTATGTGTTGTTCTACTATTATATGTCGAAATAATTGGAATCCACAATATAAATTAGTACAAATTGTAGAAGAATGTAAAAAATTCATAAATATTAAATGTAGATTAATTGAAAGATTGCACTGTAAAAAGATTCAACATAAATTTTTAAAAGAAATACCAATAAAATATTTACCTATTCATAACTATTTATAAATATATTACTATTGTAATATAATATGGAAAACAATAATGAAATTAATGAATTACTAAGTGCATTAGATAACCAAGAAGATAACACAATTATAAATTTAACTTCTAGTAAAATTAAACAACAAAAAAATGATATACTTCAAAAATTGCAACTTCCTAGAGAAAAATTAAAAGAATTTCATAAAAAATTAAAAGAATATCGTTATTGTGAAGATTTGGATGATATTCAATATGGTGGATTTATTAGATGGATTTCACTTAAAAATCCAAGTAATATTAGATTAACAAATGGAGGTATAATATGCGATATAAAAAATCACAATAATGAACCATTATTTTTATTAAAAAATAATATGAATCGTTTTTTTCAAATTAATTTTAATGAATGTTTAGTATTTCAAAAATTAACTAGACAAGAAAGTATAATATTAGCTATTTTAGATTATATTGAAAAATAATTATTTTTTTATTTTAATTTTTAATCCTTTTTTAACTTTAATTTTAAATACACGTTTTTCTTTTGAAATATTTATTAATGTTTCTGTAAAATATTTATTAATATTTATATAATTATTAGATGTAAATTTATTATATGTATTACCTAATTCAGCAGTTGAAAGTTGTATTGCATTATCTTTTGATATAACACCATAATTTGGGCTTTTTGAACTATTTGAAGTGTAACTAGCACCAGAAAATATTATAAAACAAGATTCATTATCTTGTATATTATTAATAAATGATATAAATTTACCACCTACAGTTGAAAGTTTACTTCTTGATAATAAAATTATTGGTAAATTATAATGTAATGATAACAAACAAATATCCATAGCAGTCAAATAATAATTTGTTGTAGAAATTACAACATTTAATGGTGTACCTGTTTTGATAGATTCTGATTGCGATTTCTTTTTCTGTGATTTAATAATATTTATTATTTTTTCAGAATTATCTTCTAGTAAACTATTATAAATTTCAATCAACGTGTTTACAATATCTTGTAATAAATAATTTTTTTTTGTATGTATATTTAAAATTTCTTTAAATAACTCCCAGGTACAATTAATACTATTTTTATATTCAATAATATCATAATTTTCAAATTCAGTTTTTAATGATGCGCCAAATGATAGTTTTTTATATTCTGAATTTGTTAAAACACAAGAATTAATGCTTTTATCATTAGATAGTGAATCAACATTAAATGTATTTATATATTTTTGTGTATTAACAGGTTCTGATGTATTCCATGTATTTTTATCAATTATAAATGGGTTATTTACTTCAGGAATTAAATCAACAAAATAATCTCCATATAAAATATCTTCAAGTAATATAATTTCGTCATCATTTAATGAATATGTTATTTCTCTAAAAGATAAAAATGATTTAGGTTTGAAAATAAATGTTTTGATTCTATCAAATTTAATTAACTCATCAGAAATTCTAATGAAATACCTATCTTCATTATCTGAATTATTAATTAAATTATTTTTTGGAAATAACATTTTGCATAAATTATTTTCAGTAGAATAAATGCAATATTCTTTTTTATTACAATCTTCATTATTTAAAGTTAAACATTGTTCTATATTTTTAATATCCATAAGATTTCTAATATTGAATACTGTGAAATCTATTTTATCAGCTAGTACAGATTTTAAAATGTTATTAACGGTTTCTAATTTTTGTAAATAAGGTATTGTTACACTATTTATAATATCAAGAAGATTTTTTTTAATTTCATAATTTTCAGGTTTTGTAAAAATAATCCTAATTAAATTACGAAATGCGTTGTAGAAGTATGATTCCATTTTTATTTTTTTTATTTTAATGATTCTCTCCATATCTATTTCTTTTTTTAATAATGTTATTTGATCTAGTTCTAGTGCATTCATATCAATATTATTATGTTGTATTATTTGCATATTTTCATCTAGATTAGATGGGACATATGCTTCTGGTATTACAGGAACAAACTGATTTGTTTCGGTTATTATACCTATAACTATATTATCTTTCATAGCAATTATTTTTGGATTGCATGGTATATTTTTTTTTGATACTGAATAAATATATCTTAATTTTTGTATTGTTTCATTTTTTGTAGACCAAATAGTATTATTTCCTATAAATTCATACGGTAAATTTTGTATTACAGCACTTGGGAAACATGGAACATATATTTTATCTGTTTCATCGCTATTATTTTCTAATAGTAAACCGATAACTTTTGTATTATAATTGACTATTTGTTTTTTAAAGTTATAAATAGAATTACTTCTAGTTAAATATGTTATTATAGACATTGGTGAAATATTATTAGTAAAATTCTCATTTTTATTATAGATTTCAGGCATACTGAAAAGTGGTATACATTTTTTAGTTATAGTATTCCACATAATAGATAATATTTTTGATAATTCTGGAATATCTCTGCTGACATCTTGAATATTAAATAATTTTTTTATTTTATAACTATTTTTTGATAATTTATAGAAACTGTAAATTGGTTCGTAATATCCATTTTTTGAATACAATATAAGTATTGGTTTTTCAATATTATACAAATTAGATGTATACATTGAAGTAGGACATATTAATTCAACTTTTGTTGTAATATCATCATCAGGACTATTCAAAATAATTAGATTTAATCCAGAATTAAACATTCCACCAGTTCCATTTTCTCTTTTAAGGGATAAAAAGTCCCATAAATATTCATAATTAATTATAATTTCATCATTAGATAAGTAATCTAAGAAGTTTACATAAGAAAGAACACATTTTTTAAAGTAACTATCTGTATCTATATCATTTTTACTGTTAGATAAATTTTGATAAAAGTTGCTTTCTTTAAAACTATTAAAATCAACTTTACTTTCATCAATATTTTTATTAGTAAAAATATCTATTAGATCGCCATTCTGAAGTGTAATAAATATATCAAAATTTAAACGTTCTATAATTATTTTTTTTATCTCTTTAATTGTAATATCTGGTTTATTTTTAAGTACAGTAGTAGGTATGTCTTCTCGTGAGTTATAATTTTCAATAAAAGTAAATGCATCAGCAATACAAGCTAAAAATGATTGATTATCACTACGTTGAACACCTTTTTGTAAGATACAAAAATTGTTTAATTTTAATTTAATATCTGAAATACTTATCTGGCATTTTTTACTTGAATTATATCCCATAAACTTTTGTACCGAAAGGGGTAAATATCCTAATTGATTATATTTATGTGGAAATGTTTCTAGTAATGGAGCTTCATCAAGTTTAATTACACTACTTTCTTCACTATCAGTATCTGTTTTATCTTCTTCTACAGTAGTTTCTGAATCTTGAGTTTCTTTTTGATTACATGAATTATATGCATTTAATCTTGATGGTGCGGGTTTGTCTCTTGTAATCTTTTTTCCAATAATGCTAGACATAATTATATTGCCGTTATTATCTCTTTTAAATTCAGGTCCAGGACCTTCAGAACCTTCACCAATTGGTTCATACATTGTATCATACTCTATTTTTGGTGGTTTCTTACTGCTATCTCCTGTTTTTAAATTTTCATAATAAATTTTACCTTTTGAATCTTTTCTTTCAACCCAATCACCTTTTCCGATTGTTGTTGGTTTACCAAAACAACATGGAATACATAATCCATCAGGATGTTTATCTTTTCCCATAAAACTGGGATAGAATGGTTTATATACCATAATATTTTTAGTGTTTACACCTTTTTTATGAAAACGTTTATCAGTAAATTGTACTATACGTCCACCTTCTGGTACTTTACTCACACCTTCTGGTATCAATGCATCCCACCCACCACATTTACCAGAATTAATTTCTTGAAAAGAAATGGATCGCGATTTACCGTTTTCATCTGATAAACACCAAAATCTAGGACATATATAGTGATACTTTGTATCTCCTGTACCATAGGTTATATGTTCGTCATATGATTGTGTACCAAATTCTTTATCTTTTTCGTCAATATATTTTTTTTCACTATTGGTTAAAATAAGTGGCTGTTTTGCGTATTCAGAAGGACATGCTCTTGAATATGCTTTATATCTTCCACTTTTCTTTTTTAAGAAAAGTTTTGGTTGTAATTCTTCTCGTCGTTGCATAAAAATATTATTATTCCCTTCAATACGCAATCCTGTTAAATCAACTTCTAATGAACTAGAGGTATCAGATGGTGATACATCTGATTTTTTTTCGCCATTATCATTATTAATAGAAGTTACAGGACTTTCTATTGGTGTTGGACTTTTTGGGCTTATTTTACCAGTTTCATCAATATTTGGAGTTTCACCTATATCAATTTCACCAAATTCAATATCTCCAAAATCAAATTCTTCTTCTTTTTCTTCTTCCTTTTCTTTTTCTTCGTTGTTATCATCATCTAACTCTTCAAATTGAATGTCTCCAAAATCGATATCGTCATCATCATCATCATCGTCGTCATCATCATTATTTGTTAAACCAAATAAACCTAAAAATTCTTGTTGTTTATTTTCATCAACAAATTTAATCTCTGTTTGTTTAATATCATCTGATTCAGTAACATCAGGAATATTAATAATTTTTTGACCGCTACATAAGTCAGAAATTTGATTTGAAACACTTGTTGTTGTTTTATCATAAATTAAACGTATTAAACTATCAAAGTAAATGAAAATATGATAAATATACCTAATATCATTTATTGAAGTTATGGTAAAAGAAGTTAGAAAATTACTTTTATTTTGTTTAATATTCACAGGAAATCCAGTATTAGTTCTAATTGTTATACGTTTATTTTCAAATAAATCTGTTTCTATATTAACTTCTGACGCCCATTTTGAGAACCGTTGTTTTGCATTATCAATAGATATATTAAAATTAGATACTAATTCTTCTATTATTTTATCAGGTTCTTCATCTTTTTTTCTCTGTTCTGTGATAAATGATTCAATACTATCTAATTCATTATAATTTGATACTCTATTATATTTCATAGAAATCTCTCCATCTCTTTCTTTAATAGTGTCTTTTAATATAGTAAAAATGGTTGAAAGACATCCAATATAATTTTTAATTTTAATATTTTTTTTAATTTTTACTTGAGATATAAATGTTATATCTTTAAATTCTATATTTTGCTGTGTTAAAGATTGAAATAATGTAAAAGTATAACCACTTTTTTCAAGAAAATTTTTAATTTTATTTAAAATAGGTCCATTAATTGCTTTTTTAATTACATCTTCAATTAATTCTGGATTAACAGCATTATTATGATGAAAACTTATATTTATATTACCATTAACTTCAAATTCACACGTTATAATATATAATTTCTCATTTTCAATATATTCAATATAAAATCCTACTTGTTTTTTCTTTGCAAGTATTTTACTAATTTGAATGATTTTGCTCTTTTTATTTTTATTTTTGGTGTATAGATAAGGAATATTTTTACCATTTGTTGCATATTGATTATTTGTAAATAATCTGTAAATATTTTCTCTATTTTTACCTGGATTATACTTAATCATAGGTATTGTTTTATTACTATTTATCAACTTAAAAAGTATTTCTAATGGAAATTTTATTGAATATGTTGGATGTATAGTAAATTCTAATTTTAAGATACCGGGGGTATTATTTTCATAGGGTAAATCAGTTAATTTTTTGTAATACATATTATATAAAAGATCAATTCTGTTATTGTAATTATCAAAATTTTCTCCTATTTCTTCAAGTGTATCGTCATATAGTTGAATTTTTTTATCTTTTAACATTTCATTTGATTTTACTTGTTTTTGAGTATAGAGTTGAGGAAAATATAACTTTAAAAAATCTACTTCTGATACATCATTTAATTCTTTTGAAAATTCCAAAACTTCATCAGCTAAAGAAATAAATATATTGTTATTACACAATTCATTATATTCAAATAATAAATTATTATTTTGTGTGGTTAACATCTCAGTCGATTTATTTTTAAGAATATCATTCATAAAAACACAATTATATGGATTAACTACATAGTGATATTGTTTTTTTTGAGTTAATTTTTGTCCTATAGGTATAGTAATATTATTTATTACATCCCAATTAATATCATCAAGATTAATAAGATCTTCAAAAGAATAATTTTCTTTATTTGTATTTAATAAGGAACATTCTTTATTATTATTATTATTTTCACAATCGCCAGGTACAATATTTAATAAGTATTCACACAATCTGTCTTTTGTTAATTTTTCAGTATCAACTTGTGTTAACTGATTATATAGTATTGATGGATTAATATACATTTTTTTAATTCCAAACAAATATAATTCAAAAGTAGATACACGTAGTTCTGTGTATTTTATTATTTTTTTTTTAATAGTAGATATAGTATCATCGTAGTGTATCATTTCACTAATAAGTTCTACAGGAATATTATTTTCTGAAATATTTTGGAGTTCATTATCAGAAAATATTTTTTGATTATCATTAATGATATAATCATTAGATACATCTAATAATCCTTTAAACACATAGATTTTTTTTATTATATCTTTTTCTAAATGATTAATTTTTATGATGTTCATATCTATATAAATATATCTTATAATATTTATTATAAAAAATGATAAATATAATAGTTGCATATTGTAGAAATAGGGGTATAGGAATTAATAATACATTACCATGGCATCTTCCTGAAGATTTAAAGAGATTTAAATTTTTAACAGAAGGATCTAATAATACAGTTATTATGGGTAGAAAAACATGGGAATCATTACCTTTAAAACCACTTCCAAAAAGAAATAATATAATAATTACAACAACAATGGATAAAGAAATTAATTACAAAAATACTGTTGTATATAGAAATTTATTAGATGCGTTAGATTATACTAAAGAAAAAGAAATAAAAAACACATGGATTATAGGTGGTGCAAAAATATATGAGGAAGCTTTAAAAAAAAATATTGTAAATAATATTTATGCAACAGAAATAGATGCAAGTTTTATTTGTGATACTTTTTTTCCTAATATATCAGAATCATTTGTAAAAAATAGTGCAAGTAACTGGTATACATACAACATAGTTGATTATAGATACGTTCACTACATTAATACTTCTATTAAAAAATAATATATATAAAATATATGTACGATAAAATAAAAAATCTGCTATTACAAGAATGTAATGTAATTTATAAAACAAATTTAAGTGTTAAAGATTATAATGAAGTAATAAATTTATGGTTGAAATATAAAAAAGAAAATAAATTATATTTATTAGATGCTGATAAAAATATAATTAAAGATATATTTGAATTTCATAAGAAAGATATAGACCATGTAATTTTGTATTATTCTAAGGAATTGTTAGAATGTTTAATAATGTGTAAAATAAATAATAAATATAAAAATATTCAAATCCCGTGTTACGATAACATAGTTAATTATAAAAAAAGTTTTATAGCAGTATATTGTTAAAGATCATAATAAGGATTATCTGTAATATCCATGCCACAATATGCTTTTGGTGTTTTTTTATAGTCAATTGGATGATATATACCATTTTCAACTGCAATATCTAGTAAAAATTTAAAATTATTCCAAAATTCATCATTATGTCCTACAGTTTTAGAACATACATGACCGAGTTCATGTATACCAACAAAAGTTAATGTATTTTCATCAATAAGTTCATTACCATTTTTTGTCGTTGTAGTACAAAATGCTATTTTTTTTCCTTTATCTTCTGAATATGCGGTAAATTTACTAGTGGGTAATGTTTCACTTATTTTTTTTGGATTGAATCTTTCTACAAGGCGCTTTACATTTTCTCGATCAGGATATTTTTTCCCTGCTATTTCAACTAATTTTTTAAGTTTATTAGTAATTTTTGCAAGTAGATCAGCTACTAATTTAATTTTTGGACTTTCACGAACACAATACGTATTACCGTCTATATCTGATATAATACATTTCAAATTAAAAGCATCCGATTCAAAATAAATTTTCAATGATACACCGATAACAAATAAAGCTAAAACATATGCTAAAATATTTATATCATTTGCAGCCATGATTTTCTTATATATTACAAAAATAAAATCATATATTAAAATTTTATTATATGATTTGTAAATTTATTTAGTTAGCACCACAACCAATTTCAAGAGGGCGACGATTGAAATCAGGTCCAATTGTGGAAGTATTCCAGGGACCAACATTAAGCTGAGGATTAGCAGGTTCAGAGCGAAGCTGAAGGTTTGCGTTTCTTAAACTCTGGCCTACGGTGTTAATACCAATGTGATATCCAGCACGGAGAAGGCTTACATTAGCAACATCTCCAGCGCCCATAGGGTTCATTGATGAGAACTCATTATTATCATCATTAGGAAGAAGCTGTTTAGGATCAACAACAGCATTGTGAGTGCAGTTAGCTGGAAGTCCATGCATGTTAGTCTGTACACCATCAACGCCAGCAGGTCCGGCATTCTGACCTAAAGGAGCAGCGGGAGATGCGGGGCTGCCTGCGCCACAAGATGAGGCATTACCTGCAGCTAAAGATTCAGGCTGATTGATAGCATTAGGAGCGTTCATTACACTATTAGATAATGCAGGCATCTCGTTATTTGACTGCATACCAGATTGTACAAGTCCTTTTTTCGCGGCGTAATTATTGATAAAATAAATTAAGACAAGGGCGGCTACAACTGTGAATATAACCATGTGATTGCTCATTAAATTCTTTAACGTTTTAGCAAGCTTCATTCTATAAAATTAGCATATAAAAAATTTTTATTAATTTTATAGAATTATTAGTCTTCTGTTATCGCTAAAAGTTCATTCTCATCATCAGAACTTTCAATTTCATCCAAAAGATATAAAGATTTTATTCTTTTTGCTTCTAAATATGCCTCTATTGCTTTCTTTTTCGCTTCTTTTGCACGTTTTTTTACTTCTTTATAAATTTCCAAATAAACTTCATTTGGATTTTTAAGTTGTACGGATTCTAATTCTTCTGGTATTTCTAAATTAATTTCATTTAATTCAAGTGTATTTATATCATCATTAGTATTTTTTTCGATAATTTTATCATCATTTTTATCTTCATCATTTTTATCTTCATCATTTTTGGATGTATCTAATGATACTCTATTACTTGAATTATCTATGATACTACTTAATTTATCTAATTCATTAATATTTTCATTTTTTGTTTCGTCTGTTTCTATAGGTGTAATATCATCTGTATTAGCTAAAGATTCTACTAAATTATCTTCTTTTAAATTTTCTGAATGAGTAAT